AACCAATCAGCTATCTCGCCAGCAAGCAATCACAGAAAACGCCAACCGAACATTCAGGATTATCAACAATGTCTCATCACTTAATAGCGAAGAGCGGAATAGGTCAGCCGTGGATTCTGAAAAAGTTAAAACGGTTATCAAAACTGTTCTTGTCAATAATGATTGCGCCAATACTGCTATTCCTAGTGACGCTCTTATCAGGATGCACGACTATTCAGAAAGAATACGTGCCAGTGGAACACATAGCGATACCGGCACACCTAACCGCTGATTGTCTATTGCCCTATATACCAGAGCAGATGACATGGGGAGAATCGTTAATGTTAAACATCTCCCTTTTATCGGTTATTGAGCAATGTAATTCAGATAAGAAAGCTATCCGCGATATCGAGTCAGCTAGAAGTAATTTAAATCTACATTAGAACGGAGTGTTTAAAATGAGTAAGGCAACACAGTCAAAAAATAGCAGTGAATTGTGGAATTGGTTTGGATTGTCTTATGCATCATTTCTAGTCATGCCAAGAGTTCTCATGCATGAAATGCCTACTGAATGGCAAGATAAAATGGCGGCTTTATTGTATGAATATGATGAAACATTCGACACGTCATCTGTTTGCCATTCAGTAGTAGTGAGTGCAAAAGACAAAAATAATAGGTTTATGAAGATGCCAGGTTACATCCTGAATTATCGTCGGCCAGATCATGAAGAGATTGATAAACTCAAAATTTAGCCAACAAGAAAGCAATACGGGAAATTGAACAACAACGACAGGTGACTAAATGAAACCGACTCGTGAAACCAGCTAATTAAGAGGTAAATGGCGATTCGCTCTCGCCATCCCGTCATACCACCATCCCGAACCTTCAGAAACGAACTTGAGAACGCTAGTGAAACTGGCGAGTTTTCGGGTGCTTGCGTTCTGAGCGACAGGTTCGTTTCTAAAGGAAAACGCACATGAAAGAGCACATCTATATCCCCATAGAGGAAATGAGAAAGTTATTCACAATTGACCCGTCGGTGCCAAGTGGTCTTAGATGGAAAGTATCACCAGCTAAAAATATAAAGCCTGGGAGAATGGCAGGATCTGGTGATGGCGGTGGTTATTATCAAGTGAAGGTTAATTCAATTAAGTATAGAACCCACAGGATTATATGGTCTTTAGTTAACGGAGAAATACCGGAAGGGCTAACAATTGATCACAAGGATAGAAACACTAAAAATAACGATATAAAAAACCTAAGACTAGCTACTATGGCTCAGCAATCCATTAACAGGAAAAGAAAAAAACAGGGCTCATTAAAGACTTTTGGAAATGGAAGGATGGCGATGGCCATTGTTATTAATGGTGTTTATTTTAGTAAATCAGGGAGAGATAGAGAAGCTCTGGAAAATTGGGTGAAGGAAAAAATAAATAGCATAGCTTTACCTGATTGCTTCTGATTTACATAAAACAAAATAGGCCCTAGCGGCCTTTTTTATTTAAGGGATGGATATGGCTAAAAGACCAGATTGGGAGGCCATCGAGTCGGCTTACCGAGCTGGCGTGATGTCCATAAGGGAAATAGCATCTCAATACGAGATAACCCATCAGGCGATAAGTAAGCGCGCCAAGAAAGAAGGATGGGAGCGAGATTTAAAGGCAAAGGTTAAGGCTAGGGCTGAAAACTTGGTTGCCAAAAGGGAGGTTGCCAGTCTGGTTGCCACCGAAAAGGCTATTTCAGAACGGCAACTTATTGAGGCTAATGCCGAGGTTATCGCTAATGTCCGCATGGAGCATAGAGGCGATATTCGAAGGGCTAGAGAATTAACCAACAACTTATTTGATGAACTATCTGCTGAATGTGCTGATGTGCCAGCCTTAAGAAAACTTGGCGAGTTAATGTTTAGTCCTGATGATAACGGACGCGATAAACTCAATGAAATTTATCATTCAATCATATCTCTCCCTGAGCGCGTTAAGTCAGCCAAAGCATTAAGTGAAACACTTAAAAACTTGGTTGGACTTGAGCGTCAGGCATATGGTCTTGATGATGTTCAGCCGAATAAGACAGCTAGCCAACTATCAGAACTAATGGACGACTTATCTAAGGAATAATCATGAAGCCAGAACATCTTGCATTATTAAGAGATAAGCTCTGGCGATTGAATCATCTCTACTGGATTACAAATAAAGAAGGTAAGCCGGTTCGATTTAAAATGACGCCTGAGCAACTTGAATATTTTGAAGGGATGCACACGCGAAACATTATCCTTAAGGCTCGCCAGCTTGGCTTCACTACTGAAGTCTGCATTATCCAATTAGATGCTGCGCTATTTGAGGCAGCTAAATGTGCATTGATCGCACATACCCTCAATGATGCTAAGCGACTATTCAGGGAAAAGATAAAGTATGCCTACGAAAAGCTACCCGATGAAATCAAAGCGGCTAACCCAGCGAGTAATGATGCGGCTGGTGAGTTGGTGTTTAGCAAAGGCGGCTCGCTTTATATCAGCACGTCATTTCGTGGCGGTACGCTCCGTTATTTGCACGTTTCTGAGTTCGGTAAGATATGTGCTAAGTATCCAGAGAAAGCCCGTGAGATTGTCACTGGCGCATTTGAGGCGGTATCAAGTGATTGCTTCACGACAATTGAAAGTACAGCGGAAGGTAGAGCAGGTTATTTCTTTGATTATTGCCAGTCGGCTGAGAAAGCACAAATTCAGAACAAGGCTCTCTCTAACCTAGACTGGAAATTCTTTTTCTTCTCATGGTGGAAGAATCCAGAGTATGCCATTAACCCTGTGGAGCAATTACCACAGCGGTTAGTTGACTACTTTGATGAGATAGCCAGTAAGCACGGCGTTCAATTAAACGAGCGCCAGAAAGCATGGTATTACGCCAAAGAGAAAACGCTTGGCGACGATATGAAACGGGAATACCCGTCAATACCGTCTGAGGCATTCCAACAATCGGTTGAAGGCGCTTACTACGCTAAGCAATTCCGCTTTCTCTACGAAAATAAACGCATTGGTACGCTTCCTGATAATTCACACTTACCTGTGCATACTTACTGGGATATCGGTGTGGGTGACTCAACGTCAATCTGGTTTATTCGTGAGGTTGGTGAGGAATTCCACGTTATTGATCACTACTCAAACAGTGGTGAAGGTTTGCGGCATTACATGAAAGTGCTGAAAGACAAAGGCTACACATATGCAAGTCATAATGGCCCTCATGATATCGATAACCGTGAGTTTGGTTCTGATGCGAAATCACGGCGTGAATTAGCGCGTGAAGGGTACGAAATAGACGGTGAAAACTATTCGATGCGATTTGACGTAGTGCCGAAACTTTCCATTGATGAGGGGATTGAGGCGGTACGCGAAATCCTTCCTCTTTGTGTGTTCGACGAACACAAATGCAGTGAAGGCATTGCTCATCTTGAGGGATATCGCAAAGAATGGGATGACAAGCGTGGCTGTTGGAAAGATAAACCGCTTCACGATTACACGTCACATGATGCTGATGGATTTAGGTATTTTGCGGTGAGCAGAAGAAATACGAAACGCCCAGCATTCGAAATTAACCTAGGAACAACCTTCTGATGAGTACAACAAATGTAGATTTTACTCGACCGGAGTATAAAACGGCTGCTCCTCAGTGGGAGTTAGTGCGCTCTGTTTGTCGAGGTGGTGAAGATATAAAAAGTTATCTTCCTGAGCTTGAAGAACAAGATGGCAAACGCAAAAGGAAACGCAATAAAGACTATCAAGACCGTGCGGTGTTCTATCCAATAACGGGCAATACTCGCAACGGCATGATAGGGATGGCATTTAAAAAAGATCCCTTAGTCGCTGTCGTCGAAAAGCTTTCGTGTTTAAAAGATGATGCTGATGGCGCGGGATCAAGTATTTATCAACTCGCTCAGTCCTCGCTTGAGTCGGTATTAGAGGTAGGGCGACACGGGCTATATGTTGATTACAACAGTGATTCCAAACTCCCATACATATTTCAATATCGAGCTGAAGATATCATTAACTGGCGTACTTCCCGCATAAATGGTCGCACCATGTTAACGCTGGTGGTATTGCGAGAGACAGTTGAAGAAGAGGACGGTTTTGGATTTAAAGATGTAATTCAATATCGCGTATTAGCGATAGAAGAAGGTAAATTTATCTGTCGTGTTTATCGCAAGCCCAATGGGAGTAGCGTCTTTGAGATAGACTCTGAGTATATTCCAGAACGAGCAGGTAATGGTGCGTGGGATGAAATTCCATTTACATTTATTGGTGCTCAGAATAACGATCACACTATTGATGAAGCGCCACTGCTAGGGCTGGCAAAAATCAACCTAGGGCATTATCGAAACTCTGCTGATTATGAAGATTCTGTTTTCTTCTGTGGACAAATACAACCTTATCTAGGTGGGCTAGAAACAGAATGGCGTGACTATCTAGAAAAGAAAGGCGTTATGGTCGGCTCTCGCTCACCAATTATGTTGCCGAAAGAAGGTTTTTTTGGTTACGCGCAAGCTCAACCTAACATGCTGGCCAAAGAAGCAATGGACAGTAAGCGCGATTACATGGTAGCGCTTGGTGCTCAATTGGTTTCTGCTGATAGTAAGGTTAAAACGGTTATTCAGTCTGTCGGTGAACAGAACGCACAAACCTCTATCCTGAGTATCTGTTGCTCTAACGTTTCCGATGCATTCAGTAAATCTCTAATGTGGTGTGCTGAATACCTTGGTTTAGACACGAAAGATACTTCCTTTGAAATTAACAAAGACCTCGTTAATCACATTGCCGATAGTTCGATGATCCGTGAAATCGTCGCAGCATGGCAATCTGGCGCAACACGTAAATCTGATTTAGTGAGAAGTTTGCAGAAATACGATGTTATCAATCCTGCTGATGATGTCGATGTGGTGGTGGATGAACTTAATAATCAAGAGCCGACAATGGTAGGTGAGACATGAGATCAGTGAATGAGCGGTTAATGGATGAATTGATTGCTCACTCTCTGTTTTCTGGTCGCTATTCTACTGGTGTGGCGAGACGCATGATAAAGGCGCTAAATGAGTTTGATGCTGAATTAACGGCTTCACTTATTGTTGCTTTAGATGATGCAACCATTGATATTAATAGTTTCACAGCAAGGCGATTGGAGTCGTTGCTATCAAGTGTCAGAAGTATTAATAAGCGAGCTGTTGATAGTGCTTTTTCGCTACTGACGGAAGAAATGAGAGCGCATGCATTATATGAGGCTGGCTACTACCCATCACTGTTTGATGCTCTACTACCTGATGTTGTTCTACGCAAATATCCATTAATGAGCATTACGGAAGAAATGCTATTTTCCTCAGTAATGTCTCGTCCATTTCAAGGGAAATTACTTTCTGAATGGGCTGATGGGTTAGAGTCAGATCGCATGACACGCATAAGCAACGCTGTTCGGAATGGTTATTTAAATGGTGATAGTGCAGTAGAAATCGGACGTAAAATCAGAGGACATGCAAACCAAGGCTATAAAGACGGTGCATTGCAACTAAGTCGAGCTAATGCGACGACAATAGCTAAAACAGCCATTAACCATTTGCAAGCGACAGCGCGAGATCAGTTTTCTGATGCCAATAAAGACATTCTTGATTGTAAGCAATGGTTATCTACCCTCGATAATAAAACATCTCACGATTGCATTATTCGAGATAGGTTGAAATACACGCTGGAAGGTAAGCCAATAGGGCATAAAATTCCTTACCTACAAGGCCCCGGGAAAATCCACTTCAACTGCCGATCAACAGAAACATTGGTTACTAAATCATGGCGTGAATTAGGGATTGATTTAGATGAGATGGACGCAGGAACTCGTGCCTCAATGGACGGGCAAGTGCCAGCAGATACTGATTTTCTTGATTGGATACAGCGACAACCAGAATGGCGTCAACGACAGGTATTTGGAGAGACGCGATTTAGGTTAATGAAAGAAGGCGGTATGCATCCATCCGAATTTTACACAGATAAAGGTGAGTTTATCTCTCTCGAGCAACTCAGGGAGATAGACCAGCAAGCATTTAGAGAGGCTGGGTACAGCTAATCAATAACCATTTAACCAGGTCACTTCGGTGGCCTTTTTTGTTGTTTAAAAAACTAAGGAATATAACTATGTACGCACTTAAATTAATTACTGAACGAGATGGCCGTAAAGTAGAGGAAGTCCACTGCTTGGGCGAAATGTACCGCTTGGAGTTTTATCCTGAATCAGAAAATAAAGATATCGTGGCACGGGTTGAACACACAAAGAAAGATGCTATCCCTTCATTTGATATTAAGCGCACAGATCATGCTTACATTACAACGATAGTTGGCGATACGGTTCGGGTTATCAGTCGCGGATTAAAATAAAACTAACATGGGTTGCTTCGGCAGCCTTTTTTATTACCTAAATTCAGCTTAGGGCTGAGTTATTACAACGCGCTAGGCGCATTCAATCCCAAGGGGAATCACATGTTATTTATGAATATCGAACGCAAATACTATTCACAGGCTGATGATGGTTCGCAAGGTGGAGGTGGTGGAACAACCGAAATCACACCTGAAATTCAAGCCATTATTGACAAAGCGGTCAATGATCAAGTGTCAGGGTTAAAGGCTAAGCGCGATGAGTTATTAGGCAAGCTCAAAGAGCAAGGCGATAACTTAAAACGTTTTGAAGGCATTGATCCTGACACGGTGAAGGGAATGCTTAAACGCTTTGAGAATGACGAAGAAGCCAAACTCATTGCAGATGGCAAGATCGATGAAGTCATTAATAAGCGCACTGAGCGTTTGCGTGGTGATGTTGATAAGCAATTGAAAGAAGCGAACACCAAAGTCGAAAAGGCCGAGGCGTTTGCAAATAAATTCCGTGCTCGTGTATTGGGCGATGAAATTCGTTCTGCAGCAGGGAAAGCGGGCGCATTAACGAGCGCCCAAGAAGATTTAATTTTACGTGCCAAGGGCATTTTTCAGATCAACGATGAAGGTCAGGCTGTAGCCGTTGATGAAGATGGTAATCCAATTATGGGTAAAGATGGTCGCACACCATTATCACCTATTGAATGGATTGAATCCCTAAAAGAAAGTGCTCCACACTTATTCCCAGCAGCTTCAGGTACGGATGCAGGGAAGCACAAGCAAGGTGGTGCACATCTTAAACGTTCTCAAATGTCCGCAAGCGATAAGGCTGATTATATTCGCCGATACGGGCGTGACGCATATTTAAAACTTCCAAAAGAGTAAGGAAATATAGGCAATGGCTACGACAACTAATATTGATTTAGTAATTTATAACGACTTGGCACAAACCGCGTTTTTAGAGCGTCGCCAAGATAATTTATCCATCTTTAATCAGGCATCTAACGGCGCAATCGTGCTGGATAACCTGTTTATTGAGGGGGACTTCCGTAAGCGTGCCTTTTACCAAATCGGCGGCTCGATTGAGCATCGTGATGTAAACTCCACAGCATCCGTAGAGAACAAAAAAATCGGCGCGGGCGAATCTGTTGATGTAAAAGCACCTTGGAAATATGGTCCTTATGCAACGACAGAAGAAGCATTTAAACGCCGTGGCCGTGATGTATCGGAGTTCTCTGAGCTGGTGGGTACCGATGCGGCAGATGCTTCATTAGAGGGTTATATCAAATACTCTTTAGCTGCTTTAGGTGCTGCGATTGGTAATAACAAAGAAATGGTGGTGACTGCGGATATTGCGACAGATGGCAAGAAAACGCTGACCAAAGGTTTACGCAAATACGGCGATAAATTTAACCGTGTAAATCTGTTCGTTATGCACTCCACAACCTACTTCGATATTGTTGATCAGTCCATTGATAACAAAGTGTATGAAGAAGCGGGTGTGGTTATCTACGGTGGACAGCCTGGCACATTAGGTAAGCCCGTACTGGTAACAGATACAGCGCCAGTAGATGCTATCTTTGGTTTAGTGCCGGGAGCCGTGACTATCACTGAATCCCAAGAGCCAACTTTCCGCTCTTATGAAATCAATGATAAGGAGAACTTGGAAATTGGTTATCGTGGTGAAGGCGTGGTTAACGTTGGTGTTCTGGGCTATAGCTGGGATGAATCAAAAGGCAAAAACCCTGATTTAACACAGTTAGGCACCTCTGGTAACTGGAAGAAGCATTTCACTAGCAACAAATTAACCGCCGGCGTCATGATTAAACTGACTGCCGAAGAGGGAAAGTAACCCTGTCAGCGGATAAAACGTCCGCTATCGCTGACAGTACAGATACAGTAACGATCACTCTTAATTACACCAAGGGTGGCTCTCCAGTCGAAGGGGCTACCGTTAATTGGTCTACAACAGGTGGCAAATTAAGCGTTACTTCATCTAAGACGGGCAAAGCTGGTGGTGCGACAGTGAAATTAACTTCTGATTCACAGGGTGAATTTATTGTCACAGCCACTGTTGATGGTGTTGCACAAAATACTGATGTAATCACATTTACAGAAAAAACTTCTCCAGACGAGTAATTTAAGGGGCTTTGTGCCCCTCTTTTTTTGAGGTGAGCATGATTGATCCTGATAAGAACTCTCCAACATTTAATAGCTACGCCAGTGTTGATGATTTGAAAAAATACGCTGAGGATAGAAATATCACTTTAGCAGATGGCGGGTTAGAGCCATTACTAATAATGGCAATGGACTATCTCGAGTCTCAGAAATGGTTAGGGAAACGGACTAATGTAAGTCAGCCTTTATCTTTCCCACGATCGGGTTTGTCTCGTGATGGCGTAGCCATCCTAAGCGATCAGATACCAAAGCAATTAATCCAATCTCAATGCCGTTTAGCAATTGAATCAGTAGAAAATGAACTACAACCCACACTTGGTGCTGAAATCACCTCTGAGCGAATTGAAGGCGCTCTTACTGTGCAATATGCCGAAGGCACCAATACTGGCGCACCTAATTTTCCTTGGTTAAAAGGTTTGTTGTCTGGTTTGATTGATGTCTCAGATGGATTTGCTATTAATACATTTGCAATGAGGTAGCGATGAACATTTATCAACGTGGGCAAAGCACAGCATTAAGGATGTTAAAAAAATATGGCATTTCCTATCAAGTAAAGCGAGATGGTAAGCACTGGGTTGATGATGAAACGGGGCAGGAACACTTTGAGCCAGAAACGTTATTTTCTGTTATCGGAGTAAAGACGCAATATAAACCTCACGAAATCGACGGCACACTTATTCTCTCCACGGATATTAAAATGATACTTCCTCCAGGCATAGATATTCAGAAAGGGGATAAGGTGCTTGTCGATGGTGTTTGGTTACGCGTTCACGAACCCAACCCTGTTAAACCTGCTGATATTGTTATTTGCTATCAGTCTCAATTGAGGGCGTGATATGTCAGATCAGTTTATGAAATCCATCAATCTCTTTATTGATAAAGCAAATGCAGATATTGAAACGGTTGTAAGAAAAACCAGTATTCAAATACTTGCTAGGCTCGTTGATATGTCACCTGTTGGTAATCCTGATATATGGAAATCTAAATATTCTCCTCCTGGCTATACTGGAGGTCGCTTTAAGGGTAACTGGCAGGTTTCATTCGACACGCCAGCAGATGGTGAGATCGAGAATATTGATAAAGCCGGTAACATAACGAAGTCTCAGGGCAATGTTGTTATTGAGCAGTTTAAAATAGGTATGAACGCTATCTATTTCACAAACAATGTGCCTTATGCTTACCGCCTCGAACTGGGGCATTCGAAACAAGCGCCTAGTGGTATGGTTGCTGTGACTGCTGAGGAATTTAGTCAGTTTTTCAACTCTGCCGTATCGGAAACTAAATCATGAATCAGTCAACGATTAATACTGAAATACGAAAACTGGTGGCGAGCATTGGCAAGGATTTAAGCCTAAAAATTGCATGGCCCAATCTTCCTTTTGACGATATCAACGATCCCTATCTTCAACTCCACATTATGACAGCAGAGACAGATAACATTGGATTATCTCAGGATATGCCTGTTTATCGTGGTGTTATCCAAATTAACGTGGTTGGCAAAGTAGGGAGCGGAGACTCTAAATTCTCAAAGATTGTTGATGGCGTTAAAGCCAGATTGGAAAATGGATTAACACTAGGTGAGGGGATCTACATTAACGGAGAACCGAACCAGTTTCCTCCCATTTCAGATGAAACAAACTACACCATTCCTATTCGTGCATCTTATCGATGTAACGCAATCCGATAACACCGCTTAATTGCGGTTTTTTTATACCTAAAAATAGAGGTTAACAATGGCCTATAACATTCCTAATGGGTCGCGTGTTTACATTGCAAGTAAATACGATGACGAAATTAAAATTACTGAGGCAACCAATGCTGAAGATGCTGTGCTAACGGTTGATAATGTGGGCGACATTGCCAAGGGCGATATTGTTCATGTTACATCTGGCTGGAAAAAAGCTTCGGGTGCTTTCCGTGTTGCAAGTGTCGATGAATCTAAAATCACCTTAGAAGGTGTCGATACCAGTGATAAAAATGTGTTTCCTGCTGGTGGCGGTACAGGAACATTAAAGAAAGTGCTGTCATGGGAAGTCATGCCTCAAGTTATGACGCTTTCTACGGAAGGTGGGGAGCAGCAAACTCAAGAGGTTCAATTCCTTGAAGATGAACAGGCTGAAACTATCGACACCTATAAAAATGGTGTGGTGCAGGTTTATACCTTTGCTCATGATGCCAAGTTAACTATTCGTAAGCTGTTATCAAAGCTGGACGACAGCAAGCAAGTTACCGCAATTCGATTCTTCAATAAGCGTGCAGAAGAAGATCGCTATTACACAGCTTCAATTTCATTCCAGCGTGTACCAAATACCGCCATCAATGAAGTTGAAAACGTGACAGCACGATTCTCACTTAAATCTGAAATGCAGATTTATACCAACGCCTCTTAAATCCATAAGCACTCTCAATAGCCCCTAATCAGGGGCTTTTTTTAAGGACTGATAATGCCTAAATTTACCCTTGTTCCTAATCCAACCTTTAAAGCTAACGTTAAAATCCCCGTTGCTGGTAAAGAAACGCCAGAAGTGGTGACCTTCACCTTTAAGCATCAGCCAATGAGTCAACTTGATGAAATGCGAGAAAAGCCAACGACTGAGTTCTTTGAGCAAATTATTGAAGATTGGGCGATTGAAGAACCGTATAACAAAGAAAACTTAAATCTACTGTTAGATAACTACCCATCGGCATCTCGCGCTATTGCTTCCACGTATTACAACGAACTGCTAGGTAATCGCGAAAAAAACTCTTAACGGTCGCAGAAGCAATGTATGGCGGAATGAGTTCAAAAGAATCGGCCGAGTTCAAACGTGCTTTTGGATTTCCGCCAGATATTGATGATGTTGAAATATGGCCTGATGTTTGGGATTCGTATCAAGTGTTTTCAGCAATGAATACGCAGTGGCGTGTAGGCATGAATGGGATCACTGGATTGGATTACACCCCGTTAAACCAAGTGATGGACTTATTCAACATCAAAGATAGAGCGACCGTGTTTAGTGATCTGCGCATTATGGAAGTTAAGGCGTTAGAGGTGATGCATAAGAGGCAACAGTAGCACTTTCATGAAGTATTAAAATTATTTAAAGTTCTATTACGCTCACTATCGCCACTCGTCTAGCATACTTATCAATTTTTCTAGCTTCAGAGCAGGCAACTTCAGTAAAGGCATTCAATGTCTCTTCAATGCCTTTTCCAATGCCTATTTCTATGGCAGCGTTCCCTTTTAATAAGAATGTATTTGTATTGTCAAATGCTTCATATACAAGTAGGTATTTTTTGGATGGCATTGCAATGTCCTCATTGAAGTGAGCAATTATAGTATGACGTTAATGCGTGATTGACAAATAAGATGATGAGTTAATCAGTGGTAAGCGCAGATTGGTGAGCAGAAAGAGAAAGTAGCCAATTATCAGGCTTGAGATATTTTATAGTAAAGGTAGGAATATGAACAAAATCCTAAGGCAGTATCGACATATGAAGGTGCCTTTATTTGAATCTGGATATATTATCTATTGCGGCTCTTGGGATGATTGGCGCTCTCTACATGAAAAACTAGGCATTGATGGTGGGGATAGTTTTGTTAACGGTGCAAGTCATACAGTTACTAACACTCAGTGTGTACTCCATATTATTGGTGTGTTTAACGGTAAATTATCTACTCTAGCTCACGAATGCGCACATATAGCGTTCGACATTTGTTACCGCGTCGGTGTGAGCGTTGAAACAGGAGCCGCGAATGAAACATTTTGTCATCTTATTAGTAGGATGGTGGATTTCTGTGTTAAACCCAAAAAAGCCGACGTAGGCCGGCTTTAATTATTACAACAGGTTAAGGACGCTTACTGTTTGGTGTTCTTTTTTCAAGAACCCATGTGTTGCCTGATTGCGTTGTTGGTGGTAGCTTTTCGTTGTCTCTCACTGTGGCATAATTGTTTTTTAAACCGCCACGAGGTCCAACTTCTCGATAGATACCGCCATCTTTACCTGTGTTTTCACCGGGTTTTTTACCCATAATAAAAACTCCTTGTAATGCTCGTTATTGAGCAGAACAAATATTAGACGTGAATTTAATTAAGTCAAATATCCGTACAAAGGAAGGAGGTTGCCACTACTAAAACAAGGGCATCCGTGCCCTTTGTTCTATTTTGATGATGGTATTTCCACAAGAAACCCATCTACATCCATAACGCTTTCGGGTATTTGATATCCCAACTCCGTTAATTTGCTTATAGTTGGCTCCAAAACAGAGATGAAATCATCACCAAGACCTTCCAGATCTAAATCTTCAAGCTCTATATTAAAAATGGAATGGCCCAACCTAATTTTATTATTAATTACTTTAAATGTTCTTTTGAAGATTATGCTGGATAATTCATCCTTTGCCTTGTTAGCAATGATAATAGCGTCTTTTGCTGCAATTACATCATCAGTATTGATATCGCCAAGAAAGCTTGATTCTAACCGTTGAACTATTTCGGCATTCATTGAGCGACCATTTTCTTTCGCTGTTACTTCTACTTTCTCTTTTAATTCAATAGGAAGTCTGATTCTTAATTGAGGATCTTCTCTACTCATAGAAACACCAACCACTCGTAATGGAAATAATTATAAAATTATGCCCCACTGTGGGGTTGACTTCAATGACGCACGGTGTGACAATGATTTTGCCCCACATTGAGGCATTGAAAATTAAGGATGAAATAATGCAAAAAGCAAAAGATATGTATCAGAAGAAAATTAGATTTCCAGAGGATGTATGCAAGGCGATCCAAACTAATGGTGATTTGGAGTGTAGAAAGTTTAATACAGAGATTATTTATCAACTAAGAAAGGTTTATGGATTGATTGAAAGTAAAAGCCCCAGCTGCACGAACAGCTGAGGCCAGTTGCCAAGTAAACCCTTACGAGGAATAAATGACATGAACAGTATAACCAAGAATGAACTTACTTTCCAGAATTTCACATTCAACCCTATCGTTGAAAATGGTCAGGTATGGTTAACATCAACTGAGTTAACAAAAGTGCTTGAATATAAAAAGACTGACGCTGTCAGCCAAATTTATTCACGCAATTCAGATGAGTTTACGGACTCCATGACAATGACCCTCAATTTGAGTGTCAATGGAATAAACAATAGCTTACGTAATAAAGTGGTCAGAGTTTACTCACTTCGTGGCGCACACCTGATCGCAATGTTCGCATCTACTCCAGTGGCTAAAGAATTCCGTAAATGGGTGCTGGATATTCTGGATAGAGAAGTAGCTGACAAGAAAGATTTACCAATAGAAAAAGATAGTTCGGTAAGTGCAAACGGATTATTAGCAAGATTAAGTCTGATTTGTACAACATGGGATGAGGCTAGAAAGGATATGGAAAACTTCGATCCGAAAATGGCTAAACGTCTTAATTCAACAATGAGTATGTTTTTAATGTACTCACAACACATGAAAGGAATAGCTAAGGCAAAACAAGTTAGGAGATTAACACATTGATGGGCACTAAAAACAGAAAAGCCAATAGCTGTAACTATCGGCTCATCTTAAACTAAAATATAGGACGTATATTTATGAGTAATAGTATTAGAGTTTTTAACTACAAGTCAAGCAAAGACCAACTGATCACCGTTTCAGGATTGAAATATAAAGGCAAACCGGTATTTCTTGCTGTTGAATTGGCGGCTTCGTTAGGGTACACAAATCCGTCAAAAGCGTTAAAAGACCATTGTAAGTCACTGATTAAACTTAATTATAACGAATCGTTAGAATTAGGGTTTGATAATCCTAAAGGCGTTATTTTGGCTGGTCAGTCTGATATGTTCCGCTTAATTATGCGTAGCAATCTGCCATCTGCTGAAAATGTTCAAGATTGGGTTTGTGAGCAAGTTTTACCTGAGATTATGGAGACAGGTAGTTACTCAATCAAGAAAAGCCAATCAGGTTTACCTGAGTATCGACAAGCAAGAACGCTGAAAATGTCGGTTGATGCCATTACTAACTTATTCGACCTAATGCCGAACTTGAGTGATGAAGCAAAGCAATGCGCGGCGGCTAATATTGTCAATCCGATTGTTGGGTTTGAAGCGGTTCCTTTGCCAGTGCTTGAGCAAAAGTATTATACCGCCGGAGAGGTTGGCGAAATGCTTGAAGTGTCTGCTAATAAAATCGGACGCATGGCTAATAAGCACGGATTAAAAACAGAGGAATATGGGAAGTATTTCTTAGATAAATCTGCCTATTCATCAAAACAGGTTGAAGCATTCAGATATAACGACAATGGAGTAAAAGCATTACGACACGCCATTCATGGTGTTGAAGTAGCTTAACCACCCAAGCCAAGGACGGCTTGCTTGAGATCACATACTACGCCTCTTAATTGAGGCTTTTTGCTTTCCTTTGCATTACCATCTATATAACAATAACACAAAAATATGCCCATCCTTGGGCGTTACTACTGTTGTTATGCGATTAACGGAGTGTTTAAAATATCTCCGCTTTTCTCACCTTGCATAACTTGGGTGCGTAGACGGAAGTTTTGCAGTAACTCAATGAGAGCATTAGAGTCACGTTGTAATTTTTGAATGTATTCAACACTGACAACGTTATGACCATCAACGCTAACTACTTGTTGCTTGCCACCCTTATAAGAAACCAACCATCTACCTTCTTTTGGTATGGTTACAGTGATTGAGTTTTGATTTGGCTCAAAAAGTATATTTTCTTCCTGTTTAGGAATGTATTCACCTTCAAGTACAAACTTGTGAATATACTCAACCGCATCGGGTATCTGATCTGCTGTTAATTCTTCAATGCTACTAACATTGAATTTCTGGTGAACAAGAGAATAGGCTTCTGGGTACATAATGCCTTTCTTACTGACTAGTAAATTAACAGCGTTCTTTAATGGGTTGCGTTCCTGAACAGTTGATTTGTGTTTTTTCTTAACTTCACCAGTAGTCCAATATTCATAAAGTACATCGTCACACTCTTCTTGGTACTTTATTACTTTATCGCGGATCTCTGGTTTGACTTTGTTAGGGCTGATAGTGTGAAGCCAGCCAGCAAGTTTACGGAGGGCTAGGCAAAGCATTGATTGCTCACCGCCTTTTGAAGGTATCACGATTTCCGTGATCCCTTTACTAAACCTTTGTTTTAGCTTTTCAAATTGAGATTGCCAAGTTAACCCCATGCCTTCAACTATTGGCTTCATTGGTACATATGGTTCGCCGTTGAAATTTACTACATACAGGTTGTTACCGTGGAAAGGTACGTTAATTGTTGATACTGAATTAATCATGCCGCTACCTCCGTGTTTAATAATTTAGCTAACTTAGATAAACCTTTTGCAGTGACACGAACCTGTGACACTTGCTTATCTTCACCAGTAGAACTTTTAACAACAGTGACCTTATGCTCAAGCAAACCTTGCTGGATTTTATCTTGATACGCAATCCACGTTGTCCCTAGACGACGGTAGATCCATTTACTATGACTCATTAAGTCAAACAGTGATTTAGGTTTAACTTGCAGTTGTTTGGCTGCATCAGTAATACATAGAGAACCCTCTGCTTTAGCGATACGAGTTAAAGCGTCAACATCAGGCTTCATTTCTTCGACTTGGTGCTCAAGATGCATAACTTTTTCGGTGTAAGAAATCAAAGCATCACGTAAGAAAGCAGGGTCATTAAGTGCCATCATTGGATCAATAGATGGTTTAGCTTTGCCAGTTTCAAGGTCATACCAGCGCTTAATTACTGCAGCACGGCGCTTTAAGTCATAACCAGTGATAAGAACTTCAGTATGGTAACGGTCAAGGTTAAATTCTGAAACGTAACCACGAGAATCAATGGTTACAGAGATACCAGTAGATAATGTAACTTTCTGATTTTTATAATGGTCGAAATCACGACCATCTTTTTTGATACCGTAAAGTTGCTCTGTCATATTCCAGATATCAACGTGAATATGTTTGACTTGCTTGTTTGTTAGCTCAGCAATCTCACGGCTAGACATGGTGACAACTTGGTTAGTAGTTGTTAAAGTATTCATGACGTTATTTCCTATGTGTGGTGTGACGTTAACAGAAGCTCCGAAGGGTGCGACCAACGGGGCTTCATCTTTATTAATTAATGCGTTCGTCATTTTTTAAACTCCAAACTAATCGCTGAAGAATTGCAGAGTTCAAGGATAATCCTTCTTCTCTGGCTTTTTTCTCTAAACTATCTTTGATTCTTTTAGGCATTCTTAAGTTATATCTCTCTGTTGCTCTTTGGGTGTAAAGTTCATCCATTTTAGATCTCCTATCTATTTTTGGGATTAAATTAATATCATGGGATTAATTTAACACCATTGCGCGTGGTGTCAAGTTAATCCTACAATAGAATTCAATTTATTTTATTGGTGATTAAAATGGCTAAATATCCAAGTCAATTACAAGACAAGTTCAATTTACGGCTACCTGATGGCATGAAGGATATTATTGCTGAAAGAGCAAAAGCCAATGGCCGCTCTATGAACTCTGAAATAATTCAAATGCTACAGGATGTTTTGGATAGCGATAGTAGAGGTGACGTTACTACAGATGTGGCTGATAAAAGCTATATTGAAGATGATTGGGTGGCAGGGATCAGGGCATATATGGAGTTTAAGAAAGGGGAGAAAGGGCAGACTTTACTAACAATGGATCTTGATAAGATAAAAAAACTGAGTGATACGAGACAGAAAAAAGGCAATAAAAAATAGCACTTAAGTTAAAATTTATTAAACTAATAACAAATTAACTAACGAGGATGGTGTTGTGAGGAAATTATTATTAATTTGCTTTAGTATTATTGCTTTATCTGGATGTAGCTCAGCTCCGCCATTAAACTTCACAGTTCAAAATATTCAGCCAGCTAATCATAAAATAGATGCTGAATTAAAATCTGTTTCTGTGTCTCTGGCTACTGATGAAGAGAAAAAAGGTAATATTGAGGCTGGGATGGAAATATTACCGCAGTTATGGAAGGCTTCCCTAGATGATGCTTTGGCTAGAAATGCTGCGTTTAAGGATGATGCGTCTAAGAAAGTAAATATTGTAGTTAAAGTGTTAGCCATGAATTTACCATCCATTGGGGCTACGATGACATCAACATCTATCGCCCAATATCAAATCATTGACAGGGAAAATGGTAAGGCACTTTACACAAAAGAAATAAGTGCTGATGGCGTAGTTCCTTTTAGTTATTCTCTAATGGGGGCCATTAGAAGTAGAGAGTCAATTAATCGAGCGGTTCAGAATAATATTGCTGCATTCTTAACTGAGTTAGATAATTTAAACATAGAAAAATAATTTCAAGCTTGAATAAACCAAAGCCTCTCAATGAGGCTTTTTTGTTTGCTTTAATTTGCATATATACTCAGATACCATTAAGAGAATTATATAAATAACTCAGAGGGCGGGATGAAGAAATTATTACTTGGTGTTATCGTCGTAACGTTATTAAGTGGTTGCGCTCAAATGGTAGAAGAGCAGAACAGGAAAAGTAACGAAACAAAGCTTTCTTTAATGGAGTGCTATGAACCAAATCTTGACAAAAGCTATAATACCGATACGAAGATTGGTTTCGTTAATCAATTGAATTCTTTTGCTGATTCAGCATCTTCATTTAAGTACGTAGAAAATATTAGATTGCGTACAGTACGGTTAGGTATGATGAATGATAATGACTCGAAAGAAGCTATATCAGCCATAGTTAGCTGTACTAAAAAGCAAAAAACTAAGGTTCTTGATTTAGCTCAGCCTTTATTTGAGAAAATAAAAAACCAGACTAAAGATAAAAAAGAAAGAGAGTACTTAATAGTTGCATATAGTGAGTGGGAGTCTTACATAAAAAATAGTGCAGATAATGACAACCAAGATAGAACTAAATACGATGCGGCTATTTCAATGTATAAAAATTACTAGCGTCTGAGCGTTAAATACAATATGAGCCACCCTCGGGTGGTTTTTTATGCCTGGAGGAAACTAATGGCAGATATAGCAACAATCTCATTAAAGGCTGACACGTCAGATTTAGAGCGTGGTACACAGAAGTTAAAGGAGTTCGGTGATACAGCCGAAAGAGTGAGTGATGCTTCTCGTGATTTAAATGACCAGTTTAATAGAGGTATTGATCATCAAAAGCTTGCATCAGAAGCAATTAAGCAACAAAAAAAAGAGCTTGATGACTTATTAAATTCGATAAACCCAACAAATAAGGCATTTGATGCGCTTGATAAGGCTACTCAAAAATTAGTTGAGGCAAATAGGAAGGGGTTATTACCAAAGGATCAGTTTGCTGATTATAACGCGATACTTGAGCAGACTAGAGATAAATTAACACGAGTTAATATGTCTCTTACTGCTGAAGGAAGAGCGTTGTTGGAGCAAGAGAGAGCAAGTAACCAAGCAAAGGTTGCTGCGGATAAATTCTTAGCTTCTCTTAAAAATCAAGCTGACGCTATTGGTAAAACAAAAACAGAACTGCTTGAAATGAAAGCGGCGCAGTTAGGCGTATCTGATAAAGCAGCACCTTTCATTAAGCAATTGGATGAGCAGAGTAAAAAATTACTAGAGAATGCAAAAGGTTCCAAGGAGCTATCTGGCGGGCTTTCAGGAATAACACCTCAGTTAAGTAGCATCATCAATCAATTAACTGGTGGAAATAATGCATTATCTAGCTTCTTAAGCCAGAGCACAGGTGTAAGCGGATCGATAGGTGGTCTTAGTAATAGCCTTAAAGGTATGTTGCCAGCTTTAAATCCTGCAACTGTTGGTATAACTGCCATTACCACAGCAACGATAGCTTTTGGTTACGCTATACATCAAGGTGATGCTGAACACCGAGAATACAACAAGCAGTTAATTCTTACAGGAGGCTATGCTAAGAAAAGTGCCGGTGATTTAGGCATCCTTGCCAACCAGTATAAAAGCTTAAGTGTTGCTCAATTCGAATCAGCAGAGGCTATCGCAAAAGTTGTTGGCTCTGGTCGATTTATGAAGCAAGAAGTCGATATGGTATCAAGATCGGCAGTTATGCTAAAAAGAGCGATAGGACAATCTGTTGAAGAGACAATTAGTCAATTTAAGCGATTGCAAGATGATCCTGTAAATGCAGTTCGTGAACTGGATAAGGAAATGCATTTTCTCACTGCATCAGAATATAAACGTATTATCCAGCTTGAGGATATGGGGAGAAAAGAGGAAGCGGCGAGATTAGCTAGCCAGTCTTATGCAGAATCAATAAGAACAGGAGCTAATGATATTGAGGAAAACCTAGGTTTCCTTGAGAGCGCATGGAAGGGCGTTTCACTAATGGCTAAGCAGGCATGGGATGACATGCTGGATATTGGTCGTAAAAAATCTACTAAGGAGCAGATAAGGGAAATAGAAGAGACTCTTGTTAGCTTCCAGTTAAACAAAGGTGCTGAGGGTGTTCATTTTGCTAAGACTGGTGAGATGAAATCAGATCTTGAAGCGAAGCTGGCAACACTTAAAGAAAAGGATTATCAAGAAAGTAAGAAGGCTCAGGATGAGGCAAACTTAAAGCAGGAAGAGGAAAATAATAAGAAAAGAATTGAGAATGAAAGGGCTTTAATTCAGCAATACGGAAGTATTGATCAGAGGTATAAGTTAGAAAAAGAAAGAATTCTCAATGATATTTACACTTCTGAAAAGGCTAAAAAAGATGCCATAGCTCAGCTTGATTTGAGGTACGCAAGACAGAAGGCATCTCTTGATAATTTCCAAAATAGATTAAACAAACCAAGTCTAGGCGCTAGAGCCGAAGAAGAAGCAAGGAAAAACATTCTCTCACTACAAACACAATTAAAAGTCCTCAATGACCACAAAACTGTTTATGACGTTATCAGTAACGAACGTAAAAAGCTGTGGGAGACAGAGGCTAAGATATCTGTACTTGAGGATAGAAGAAAAGAGAGGGCATTGACAAGAGACGAGCAGTCACTGTTACTTAAAGAGAAAAGTATCGTTGCTTCATTGCATGAAGCTGCTGTTTTAGGCGATCAGATTGAATTACAAAAGATAAAAAATAGGGAGTTGGATAAACAAAATAAATGGATAGCCGATATTCGAGCTAGGGGTGATGCGTTAGAAGAAGGTGCAGGATTATCGAGTCGCTTACAGCAAAGAAAGAGCGCATTGAAGTTAGCTGAAACACCAGAAAAAAGGAAGGAATTAGAGGAGTATTACGCCAAGGAAGATTCTCTACGCAGTAACTGGGAAACAGGCTTTAAACGTGGCTTTGCTGAATTCCAAGACCAAGCCACAGATGTTTATGGCAATGTCGCCCAAATAACACAGTCTGCATTCCAAGGAATGAGTAATACCGTTGCCGATTTCCTTCTCACCAGTAAGTTTAACTTAGCTGACTTCACAAAGTCTTTCCTCGAAATGACCACTAAGATGATAACTCAAATGGCGTTACTCAATGCCATGAGAGCTGGATTTGCAGGTACTACATTTGGTAGTTTCTTAGGCTTCGCTGAAGGTGGATATACAGGCGGTGGTGGTAAATACGACCCAGCAGGTGTAGTGCATAAAGGCGAGTTCGTATTCACCAAAGAAGCAACGCAACGACTAGGTGTGGATAATCTCTATCGCCTAATGGATGCAGGAAAGCGAGGTTATGCGTCAGGTGGTCATGTTGGTGGTTCAGCGCCAATGTCGGTTACACAGCCAACAGCATTTATAGCACGCAATCCTCAAATTGCTGGTGGTGGAAACGTACAGGTTAATTTAGGTGGAATCAATATTGATGGTGGGCAACAGCAACAACCATCAAGTAATCAAGCCAATGCTTCATCACTGAAGCGAGAATTTCAGCAAATGGTGGAGAGTGGGGTTAATAATCTACTTAGAAATCCAGCATCTGCATTATCAAGAACGATCAAAGGTAATTAAAAGAGGTAGTTATGAAAATTGAAGTTGGATTTCCAATTAAGTCATTTAGATTCACAGATGGCGCTATTGAAGAATTTAAAGACAATTTAATGTTTTCAGCAGGTACTATAACCACATTGGAATCAAAAGTTGTTATTACTAAGATTTTATCTGACGATGATAATTCCAGCCTGACATTGCGATATAAAGAAGATTTTAATCCTGATGAGGGGTTAAGGCACTTCTTTAGTAGGGCGGAAAAGTATGCTCGTAATTATTTTAGTGAGATAGTAAAAGCGCAACAAAGTTAACATTGCTACGCTTTATTTTTATGGTTAAATGTCTTTTATCTTATCGAAAATTTGTTTTGATTTTATTTCCAAAGAGTAGGCGTAGTCAGCGATCTCATTATCTTTTATATTCCGCTTAGTCTTATCAATTCCAAAAACAGCTTCTAAACATTTCATTATTAATGGATAAAAAGCTTCTGGGTCTTTGGATGTTTTTGCTGTAAAGGCTATATAAAAAGGTAACACCTCATCAAGAGTTGATTTTTCATCTAATAATTTAGGTATGGCAATATCAAGTTGCTCATAAGATGGCTTTAGCGGGTCTAAAAGTTTATTAGTCATTTTAAAATCCTTACACCGAAGTAAGTCAGCCATTCCTTCGGTAAGTTTCTCTGGGCTGAATATATAAAATAACCTAATGGATATTTATTAATATCCTGATATTTGATCAGGCGGCTTTGTGTCGCCTTTTTTATTGGAGTAACCAATGGAAGAGTTTAAGTGGCGAACACAAATACAAGATTCGCCAAGCGGTGAGTTCAAACATCGTATTAAAGAAATTGAATTTGGAGATGGTTACAAACAAGTTGCTGGTGATGGTATTAATCCAGAATCTCAAACGTGGCCATTCTCTTATATGGGATTGAAAGATGAGGTGATGCCTATTTTTAAATTCATTCGGCGACACACAGCAAAATCATTTATTTGGACGCCTCCATTTGGTGAAAAAGGTCTTTATCGAATTAAGGCTGATTCAATAACGATGATCCCCGTATCTGGCGGAGTAATGAAATTGACAGCAACGTTTGAACAGGCATTTAGCGCATGAATATCACAGCAGATGTACAAAAATTAGAGCCGGGTAATAAGGTTCAATTAATTGAGGTGGATGGCAGTGAGTTTGATGGGCCAATTCTTCGCTTCCATGCTTACAATCTACCTCATACGCCAGAAGAGATAGAGGAATCTAATGGTGATATCAAACCAAAGCCAATCTGGTGGCAAGGCAATGAATACGGTGCATGGCCCTATGAAATTGAAGGGATGGCAAAAAATAGCGATGGTAGCCCGGCAAGACCATCTCTAAAGGTTGCTAATATCGACGGTTTAATCTCATCTTTGTGCCTCCAATTTGACGATATGGTGCAAGCAAAGGTTACTATTTACGAGACATTTGCTCATTATCTTGATGCCAAAAACTTTCCTGATGGTAATCCAACCGCTAACTCTGAGGAGTGTTTTAAGCAAGTTTATTACATTGATCGTAAAATCAATGAGGTGGCTGGCGAAGCGGTAGATTTTGAGTTATCTAGCCCGTTTGATTTACAGGGAGTAATGATACCCGTTCGACAAATTCATAACCTTTGTTATTGGTGCATGAAAGGCGATTATCGCAGTGGTAATGGGTGCTCATATTCGGGGAATAAATATTTCGATGAGCGAGGCAATCCTGTCGATGATCCGGCATTGGATAGTTGCGGTGGTCTTATTAGTGATTGCAAAAAACGCTTTGGTGAGAACGAGCCATTGGATTTTGGTGGGTTTCCAGCAGCAGGGTTAGTGAAATGATCACAAAGAAATTAACTGAGGCGATATTTCAGCATGTGAAAGCTGAATATCCAAAAGAAGCGTGTGGTGTTATCTGTCAAAAAAGCCGAGTCAAAAAATACTTCCCTTGTTACAACCTTTCTAATAATCCAACAGAACATTTTGAATTATCGCCAGAAAATTATGCATTTGCTGAAGATTGGGGAGATCCTATTGCGATTGTCCATAGTCATTGCGGTGATGGTGTGACAACTCAGCCTAGTGAAATCGACAAATTGCAGTGTGATGCAACAGGGTTACCGTGGGTTATTGTCTCGTGGCCAGAAGGTGATGTTCGGATTATTCAGCCTCGAGGTGAGCGTGAATTAGAAGGACGCTCATTTGTTCTTGGTTATGCAGATTGCTGGTCGTTAATTATGGACTATTACCGACAAGAGCACGGTATTGAGTTGCATAACTACAGCGTTGTTCGGCATTGGTGGGAAGATGGAGAAAACTTGTATATGGATAATTACCAGAAAGCTGGTTTTGTTGAGTTCTCTGGTGATTTAAAAGATGGCGATATGGTCATTATGCAAGTACAAGCTGATGTTCCTAATCATGCTGGGGTGATAATGAATGGTATGCTACTTCATCACTTATATGGACAACTTAGCCGACTGGTTCCTTACAGCGATTACTGGCGGGATCGAACGGTAAAAATAGTGCGGAGGAAGGAGTTGTTATGAGCCTAAAAACAATACGTCTATATGGTGTTCTTGGCGCAAAGTTTGGACGTGAACACAAGTTAGATATAGATTCACCTCGTGAGGCGATTAAAGCGCTTACCGTGCTCTACGATGGCTTTGAGCAGTTTCTTGCTAATGCACATTTAAAAGGAATGGAGTTTGCAGTATTTAAGGGAAAGCGGAACATTAATGAAGAAGAGCTACACCTTGATACTACTGAAGAAATCCGCATAGCACCAATCATTAAAGGAAGTAAGCGAGGCGGTTTCTTTCAGACAATGCTAGGTGTAGCCATGATTGGTGCTGCAATATTTGCTCCTTGGGGAACTGCGTTATGGGCAAGTGATTTAATGTTGATGGTAGGTGCTGGCGTAACAATGGGGGGCGTTGTTCAAATGCTATCGCCTCAACCTCGTGGGTTGTCTATGAGGCAGGACTCAGATAACAAACCATCTTATGCTTTTGGTGGTGCTGTGAATTCAACTGCGCAGGGAAATCCGGTTCCATTGCTTTACGGGTTAGATAGGCGAGAGGTCGGTGGGGCAATCATTTCTGCAGGAATTTACACAGAAGATCAGCAATAACATAAACGAATTTCAGAATAGCCACTATGTGGCTTTTTTTATGGGTGAAATATGGAATTAATTCATGGTGCAAAAGGTGGCGGCGGTGGTGGGCATACCCCCACGGAATCACCTGATAGCTTGCTTTCTGAATCAACCGCTAAAATTCTACTGGCTATCTCAGAAGGTGAAATTGCTGGTGAGTTAGATGATACTCGCATTTTTCTTGATGATACTCCAATAGGTAATGCTGATGGCACAAAAAACTTTGAAGGAGTGACTTGGGAATTTAGACTAGGTAGTGAACATCAAGAATACATTCAAGGTATCCCCTCAGTAGATAGTGAGACATCAGTAGGGTTGGAATTAAAAGACGATCAGCCATATGTGAGAAGCATTAATAACACTCAGTTGTCAGCAGAACGTATTCGCTTTTCCGTTCCTCAATTACTCCAACAGCACGATAACGGTGACACCACAGGTTATCGCATTGATTATGCTATTGATTTATCGACAGACGGTGCTGGATATAATGAAGTATTGAAATCTGCCTTTGATGGTAAAACAACGAGTGAATATCAGCGGACACATCGTATTGATTTACCAAAAGCAAATACAGGCTGGCAGATCCGCGCTCGTCGATTAACCAAGAATCAGAACACAGCTCGTATTGCAGATAAAGTGACTATTTCTGCTGTTACCGATGTTATTGATGCTAAATTGCGTTACCCCAATACGGCTTTATTATTTATTACTTTCAATGCCCGCCAATTTAATAACCGCATTCCTAAAATTAGCGTTCGCCCAAAAGGTGGGCTACTGATTAAGGTGCCAACTAATTATGATCCGATTAACCGCACTTATTCTGGTGTGTGGGATGGCACTTTTAAACTTGCAGCAACTAATAATCCAGCGTGGGTATTTTATGACTTAGTCCTAAACAACCGCTATGGGTGCGGTGATCGCATTAAAGCTTCACAAATTGAAAAGTGGGATTTGTACAAAATCGCACAATATTGTGATGAGTTAGTGCCTGATGGTCATGGTGGCGATGGTAAGGAGCCTCGTTTTCTTTGTGATGTTTACATTCAATCACAAGAGTCTGCTTATACAGTATTGAGAGATATCGCTGCAATATTTAGAGGTATGACCTTCTGGGCTGATAACAAAGTTAATGCCGTTGCTGATATGCCAGATACTATTTTCAGAACCTTTACTAATGCCAATATTGTTGGTGGTAAACCGTCATATTCAGGTGGTAGCCAGCAAAATAGATATACACAAGCATTAGTTTCCTATACAGACACTAATAACCACAGTAATGATGCAATTGAGGCTGTAGCCGATATCAAGTTACAGCGTCGTTACGGTGTGCGTAAAACTGAAATATCAGCCATTGGATGCACTCGCCAAAGTGAGGCCAATCGCCGTGGTCGCTGGGCTTTATTAACAAACGCTAACGATAGGGTAATTAGTTTCGCAACAGGATTAGAGGGTGCAATACCTTCTCCTGGTCATATTATCGCTATTGCTGATTCGACATTGGCAGGAAGGGATAACGGCGGTCGCATATCTAAGGCGGAAGGTAGGAGGATCACATTAGATAGAAAAACTGTAATCAAAGCTGGTGATAGGTTAATTGTTAATTTACCCAATGGGCGCTCAGAGGGCAGAACAGTATCGTTGGTTGCTGATAATGTCATTACAGTTTCAACGGAGTATTCACAAACACCAGAGAAAAACGCAGTCTGGACGGTCGATTCTGATGATTTAGCGTTACAACTTTATCGCGTTATTAATGTTACTGATAATAGCGATAACACCTACACCATCACCGGTGCAATTCATAATCCTGATAACTATGAACATATAGATTCAGGGGCAAGAATTGATGAGCGTCCTATTACTATTGTTCCACCGGGCGTGCAAGTACCACCTAAAAATATCCGCATATCCTCTTACTCTCAAATCAACCAAGGTATTTCATTTACCACTCTACGCGCTGATTGGGATGCAGTTGATAATGCAATTACCTATGAGGCCCAATGGCGTAGAGATAACAATAACTGGGTATCAATGCCAAGAACATCAACTTGCGGTTTTGAGGTTGATGGTATCTATGCGGGGCGCTATCAAGTTAGAGTTCGTGCGATTAATGCTTCTGAAATATCCAGTGTTTGGACTAATGCACAAGAAACTACATTAACAGGAAAAGTAGGTAACCCACCAAAGCCGGTTAACTTTAGAGCGTCGTCCTTAGTATTTGGCATTAAGCTAGACTGGGGATTTGGTGAAAACACCAGTGATACGTTAAAAACTGAAATTCAGTACAGCAAAACCAATGATGGTGAAGGTCTGATGCTGTTATCTGATGTTCCTTATCCATCTAAAACCTATGAAATGGCGGGTTTATCAGCTGGTGTAGCGTTTTATTTTAGGGCAAGGCTGGTGGATAAAACTGGTAATCAATCTGAGTGGACTGAGTTTATTCGTGGGGAATCGGAGTTTGATGTAGGAGTAATATTGCCAGAGCTTGATGAACACTTCATGTCATCAGAAGCCGGCCAGCAACTCAGTGAACGCTTGGATTGGAATGCTGAGACAGCAATTATTCTTAGTAATGCTGACTCTCAACTATCACGCAGTTTGTTAGTGAAACACGGTCAATCACAGGCTGGTATTCGCGAGCTATGGCAAGTTCGTGCAACGGATAACGAAGCCTGGGCACAGGAAGTTAAAGAAATTTACTCCGCTGTTGGTGATAACACGTCTGCAATTAAAGAGACTCAAACGTCAATTACCAATCTTGATGAGGCTATCGGTCAGCGCTTTACTGAAATACGTACTAAGGTTGATCAGGCTGAGGCCGATATTGCTTCAAATTCTCAAGCCATCTCTAACACAAACAAGGCATTTGCTGAAAACAAAACACAAGTTCAAGCTAAGTTTGATGAACAGGAGGGAATGATACAGGAGAAAATGCAGGCTACGTTTGAGCAATCTGGTGATGGCGTTGTCGCGCACTCAATAAATATTACTATCAAACATGATGGCGTTAGTTATAACGCAGCAGGACAAGTGATCAGCGCTCAAGTTAAGAATGGAAAGCTCGAATCATTCTTTGGTTACAACGCGAATAACTTTGCTTGGTATAACCCTGCAAATGGAAAGATGGAATTATTCATGTATGCCAAAAATGGGCAGTTCTTCGTTCGAGATTTATTTATTGAAGATGGCTCGATTACCAATGCAAAAATAGGGAATGTTATTCAATCAAATAATTATGTGGCTGGAAAATCTGGCTGGATAATTAACAAAAATGGATTTGGCGAGTTCCAGAATATAAAAGCGAGGGGGGAAATAGAGGCAACTTCAGGTCGCTTAAAAAATGTTGTTATTGAAGAAAGTTGTGAAATTCTCGGAAAATTAAATGTTGAAAACTTAGAGGGGAATATAATCTCAATACATAGAGATAATATTTACCTAAGAGAGATTTGGAATGATGGGAATATTCACACTATATTCAAAGTTAAGCAACGAAGTCAATATTGTACGATATGGGTGGATGGAACAATAACGGCAGATGAAACAATTCCTATTAATGCAATTCATAAGGTGGAAAACCGCGCAGTCATTGCCTATCGAGCACCAGGATTCCCTATTGAAAGAGCTATGTTTTCTGTTTTTATGGACGGCAAGGAAGTTGATTTTAACTCTCATATATACCCACTTGTTACTGGCAATGTCGCTGGTTTTTATGCTGCAAACGATATAACAATCACAATTCCACCGGGTAACAGTATTGTGGAAATAGGTATTAGAATCCCACATATCCCTGGTGAATCTAATGGAGTATTAATTAGAGGTCGAGTGTTTTTACTACCACATAGTGATGAAGTTATTTTAATTAACTGAACGGAAAAGTAATCTTATGATATATACAACAGGCACTGTTAACACAGTGTCAGGGTCTGCTATTGTCAAAGGCACTGGCACTAAATTTAAAAATAATAATCCAGCCATTAATATCGGAATGACAATTTTAATTAAATCGGGAAATACTAATATTCCGTATATGATTAAATCCGTTAATTCCGACACTGAATTAGTATTAGCACAACCTGCATTAGCCACAGCAACTAACACCACATTCTCAATTCATATTACTGAGCCGGATAATAATAGTGATGCAGCCAGAACCATGGTTGCCATAAATGCATACACGCAATATTTTCTCGATGCGATGAATACGTGGATGACTCAGACCGGGCAGACAAAAATTGAGATGCCGAACGGGGAAGTCATTACGTTCGATAGCATTAAGAAGATGCAGG